CAACGATGTCCAGTTCGTCAAGTTGGTGGACGACTGCGTGAAGCAGATGGCGAGCGACTTCGTGGAGGACTTCCGCGAAAAGCTCTACGTGGACGGAAGCGCCTCGGCGACGTCGCAGGACATTCACGGCCTGCAAAGCTGCACAGGCGATACGGGGAGCGTGGTATCCGGCGGCTATGTCGCTGATCCGGATGACACCTACGCGGGGAAGACGACTGATCTTGGTGATCAGGGTGGCACGTGGAGCGGAACCTGGCCCGACGGGACGGGGAGCACCGAGTACCACTGCATGTCTCCGATCATGGTGGACGTGAACAACAGCGGTTTCACCGGCGACACGTGGAGCGAGAACTGGCAGGAGGCGTTGAACTTCCTGTTGCTCTACATGGGCCGGTTGAACAACCGCGATCCGGACGCGGTGATTCTGAATACGGAATGGATGCGTCAGGCGATGGATAGTCTCGCGACGAACGATCGGTTCCTGGTTGACGGGAACACGCGCACGTCGAACCTGGGCCACAAGGCCATCCTGTACAAGGGGATCGAGTTGTACCACGAGTACGCCTGCCCGTCGGATATGGGCTTCGCGTTCAACTGGGACAACCTGGAACTCCGCTCGATGCAGGACGAACTTATTGGGACGGAGGGCGATTTCGAGATCGACTCGTCGGATCAACTCAAGAAGTTGGACTTCTACGGCAACTTGCAGATTTGGCTTCCGGGCCAACTGGGCGTGCTGAAGGAAGTCTCGGCTGCTGGCTCTTAATGAAAGGAGGTGAACGATGACTGCGATTTTAGGAAACCTGCCTTTCCCGAGAGGCAAGACGTGGAGTGATTTCGGCAACGCCGGTTTGACGCTTGACGACGACACCGCGAAGCACCTGGAAGGGCGCGAATATTGGGTTCTGGATTCGGAACACAATTCGGGCCAACCGGTGAAGCTGCGTGTCGTGAAGAACGACACCGGAAGCGCGATTACTCCGTCGAACCAGCTTTTGCGGTTCTCGACTTCGAGTATCGGTGACTTCGGTTGCCGTATCGCTGGGACGACGAACTCGGCTGGGATGGTGTGCGTGCCCATTGATGATGCGTATGAGTCTACTCCGACGATTCCGGATGATGACTTGTTCTACGTCGTGATGGAAGGGCGTTGCGCCATCGCCATCGACGGTGCGAACTGCAACGTGACGGTGGGTGAGTCGGTGACTTGCGACAATGCGGGCGCGATTGGGGACGAAGCCGCCACGGCGGGCCAGTTCACCATTGGCGCGCTGTGTATTGCCGCGGGTGCTTCCGATACCACGGAAACGGTGTTGGTGGACATCCAACTGAAGAAACCGCCGGAGTCCGGCTAATGAATGAGTCGTGGCCCGTCTCTTCGGGGGCGGGCCACGTTTACGAACCATGCCTTACCTATACAGCACCCTCTGGCCCGACTCCATGGAAGAGGAGGTTCGCGGTACGCTCAGGTTATCCTGCTGGATAGCGCGGTTTGAGGAATTGCGTATTGATCTTCAAGAGCACGCCGAGAAGCCATACGGGATGGACATTGACATCGACAAGTGCCTTAGCCTCATGAACTTGGTGAAGCAGGACGTGGCGGCGAGCATCATGCAAGAGATGTGCGACTGTTTTGCCTTCGAGCCGTGCGAGCGATGTGGAGGCCGAAAATGGCTCAGCGGAAAACGGATGGCGTTACGGCCGTCTGCCGAGGCACGTTGACGTATGTGTCAAGTGTTTCCTTGGGGAACAACGGGCATAGGGTGTGCCGTCTAGAGGTAGACGCGGGCGGTTTTCCGATGGCCTGTCTGGCTTTTGATGAAAAGGCGGAAGAGGCGTCTTCGCATCGCAAGGGCGACTTGGTGGAGGTGGAGGGCGACTTGGAAGTGACGCGATGGCGATTGCGTGGCGGTAGGGGGCACCGCAAGACGATCCGGTTGCGCGTGAACGAGGTGCGTGATGCCAGATAGGGAAATAGAAGCGTCGAGCACGATGGATGCCTTGACGGCGGACGACGTGACGCTGCTATCGCTTCGTCAAACGCTGGTGGAGATCATGCGTCTCATTGGCGGGCCGGAGGGCTTTGCCAAGTTGGCGATGACGGAATTTGGCGCATGCCCCCAAGGTTCTCCCACGCGGACGAACCTTCTCTTGAACATCATGAAGCTGCTTTCCACCTACGGGGTGGATGACTCGGCGGATGATATTCCTCCCGAAATGCTGGAGAAGCTGGCCAAACAGATCATGGCTTCCACGGAGGAGAGCAAATGATCGACTTCCAGGCCGCCGATGATCTAAACACGCTGAAGCGCTCCCTTAGAGAACGCGGGAAGGATCGTTCTTTCCACGTTCCCGGTGCGAAGCGGATACGGGAAGCGCAGTTGCAACTCGCCTTAAAGGCTATCTACAAGCACCGCATGGAGGGGCTAAGGCTCTACATGGCCCTTCCTCATCTTGAGCCTTTTCACGCCTGTGAAGCCATGTGGAGAATAGTTGACGGCAGCAATAGAGCGTCCAAGACGTTCACCTGCATGGCGGAATGCTGTAGAGCATTGACGGGGAGCGATCCTTACGACAAGTACGTTCGCGCCAATGGCAAAGCGTTGGTGGTGGGGAAGGAGAGCGACGACGTGGCCCGTTTGTGGCGTTCGGTGTCGGAGTCCTCGTTCAAAATGATCCCCGACGAACACACAGGCTTGTACCGCGCGGTGCGTCCGAACCCCTCGAACCCCTCGGAACTCGATCCGTATGACTTGGCTTACCAAGAGAAGTGGAAAGACGCTCCACCGCTTCTTCCTTCAAGGTGCATCGGGAACGTGGCATGGGAAGATCGCGGGAAAGGGGTTCCCCGGTACGTCAACATCAAGACGACGGGATGGATGACTCTTTACCGTTCTTCCAATGGGAAGGCCACTCAGGGCGATCACTGGAACAGTGTCCATTTGGACGAACAGCTTCTTGACGAGGATCACTTCAAGGAAGCGAACCGTGGCTTGACGCAGCTTGCTTCCGAACCGGACAAGCATCGTCCCAAGGGGGTATGGAGCGCGACGAGCCAGACGACGAACCTGCAACTGTTCGATCTTCGAGAAGCGGCGGATGCGGGGGCGGAACACGTCAAGGCGTTCAAAACCACCATCGAGCAGAACCCTTACATGACTCCCGAGGCGAAGCGGGCGTTCTGGGAGACGCTGGACGACGATGATAGGGCGGTTCGGTATTACGGCGAATACGCTCTTATCAAGGCGAAGATATACGGAATTTACAACCAGCGGGTTCATTGCTGCGATCCGTTTCCCATCCCGGGAGACTGGTGCCGGTACGTCATTCTCGATCCGGCCAGTGAGCACACGGGGACGCTATTCGTCGCGGTAGATCCCGAAAACACCCACATGTACGTCTATGACGGGTTCGACTTACTCAATGCGGACGCGGTGCAGTGGGCGGCGGAAGTCCAGCGGAGACAAGGGGACACGCACTTCGAGGCGTTCGTTTGCGATCAGCAGATGGGCGGGAACCGGATGCCGGGGAACCTTCATGGGAACACGGTGGCGAGGCAGTATTTCAAGGCTCTTGAGGATGCGGGCGTGAAGCCTGTTCAGTTGGGGCCGATGGAAGGGTTCTTTCCTGGTTCAAACGATATGCTTGCCCGGGAAAAAGCGCTCTTGGCAATGATGGGCGTTCGCGGGATGGGGCCTCATGCGGGGACGGCGAAGTTGCAAGTCATGCTGTCCATGGCCCCCGAGAAGTTACATGGGCAGATCAAGAAGGCTCACCGCGATCCCAAGACGGGGAAAAGGCGTTACGGGAAGGGGATACGGTGTGATTTGCTTGACTGCTTGGAGTACGCGGCGTACTTCGATCCGCAGTACAGCGAGCCGGTTCCCTTGGACAAACCAAAGGAAGACGCAGAAGTGACGGCTTTGGATATGTTGAAACGGAAACGAGAGCGGCAACGTCGCCGCGCGGGATGAATGGAGAGTGTAGATGAGTGTTGGAATGATGGAGAGACAGGACACCCACCCTTACCTTGAGGACATGATGTTCGTCAAGGTGAGCGAAGATCCGAGCTTCAGCAACGTGAGTTACGGGCTGGCGGTGAACGTGCAGGGGCGTGGGAAGGTAACGGACGTGGTTGTGATCGACGGTGGCGGGATTCGGCTCATGCGGGATTGCTGGCACGTCAGCGATCCGCGCGTTCAGACGAAACCGCAGATTATCCGCGATGATCCTGATCGTGGCGTGTACGACTTGGCGGACGCGGAGAAAGAGAAGCGCCTGACGCACAAGCGTTTCATGGAGATGCTGGAACGCATGGCGGGTTTGGACGCGACGTGCGCGCAACTTGGCAGACAAATGGCCACCTTACGTGAGAATGTCGAGCGACTGAAACAGTCCTCGAAGGATTCTCAGCAGACTTCCGGTGGAAACCAGAATTACGGGAACCGTAAGCGGCGGTAACGATGGAAACGGCGCGTTGGTTGAAAAGCATTGTTGACTTCTGGCTGAAGCAGATTGCCTACTGCAAGGAAGCGAAGGAGCGCGACTTTGGCCGGGACGCGGACGCCCTGTGGCAATTCTACGAGGGTGACGATCGGATTCTGGACTTGGAAGCCGCCGGGGTGGGGGACAACTGGCCGACTTCCTTTGGGCGGGAACGCCAGCGAATTCGGATCAACAAGATGCGCCAATTCGTGGACGTGGTGTTGCCGTTCATTTTCACGGACATCATCCACCGGAAGGTGACGCCGGAGATCGACAACTTGCCCGGGCCTCTCAGGGACTTTGCCGCGGCGCGTGGTGATGACGGCGCGCGGTTGCAGGCCGCCGAGATGGAGCATGTTCTGAACTACCTCCCCCGGGAATACGACTACTCCCGGGAAATGCGCACCATGCTCCCGGAAATGCTCGTCAAGGGCCGGGGGGTGATGCAAATAAAGTTCATCCACGGGCCTTACGGGCCGATTCCTTCCTGCCAGTACACCTCGGTGGACAACATCCTGATCGACGCGGACTGCGAGCAGTACCGGGACGCAGGGTTCGTGATCCACGAACGGAATGTCAGCACGTGGGAACTTCACGAGGAGACGGGGGTTCCCGTGGAGAAACTTCGCGGCGTGGCCAAGAGCAACATGGCGAAGGCGAACGAACTGGACTACGTAACGGGGAAGCCGAAGGAACTGGAGAACCGGGACATCGTGAAGGTGTACGAAGTCTGGTCCCGGGTGGGGATGGGGCAGAACCTCGTCGATGCCAGTGGAAGCGAGGAGATTAAGAGCAAACGCCAAGCGTTGGATGAGATTGGGCGTCACTGTTTCCTCCAGATTGTGGATGGGCTGGACTACCCGCTCAACGTGAAGCCCGAGGCGATGGAGCTTCCCGAATGGGCTTCCGAACTGAAAGACTTCGTGGAATGGCCCTTGGCGCTCTTCGAGAACCCGGACAACCCGTTCCCGTTCGAGTTCTATGATGTGTACCCGAACGCGCGGAACCCGTGGGCCACTTCACCGCTCAAGTCGAGCTTTTCGCTACAGCTCTTCATGGATGAGCTTTACACGTTCCTGATGAGTTCGCTCAGAACGACGTGTAGAAGGCTGTGGGTTGCGTCCAAGATGCTCCCCAGTGACTTGAAGGAGAAGCTGATAAGCGGGCTCAGCGACGAAGTGGTGTACTACGAGGGCGAGACGACGGACGTAAAGAGCCTGGTTCACGTTATCGAAGCGCCCCCGATCAACAACGATGCCTGGCTTACTCTTTCGGCGGCGGAGCAGAAGTACGAGCAAATATCGGGCATGGATCCTTTTCTTGCCGGTGGGGAGCCGAAACGTCAGATACGCTCGGCGGAAGAGAGCCGGACACGGAGAGCCTACGTCACGAACAAGCCGAACGATTTTTCCGATTCCGTGACGGCGGCGGAAACCCGGATGGCGAAGAAAGAGGCGCAGGCATTGAGGCTTTACACAGGGCCGAACGTGGTGGCGCCGTTGTTCGGGGAAGCGGTTCCCGCTCCCGAGACTCCCGAACTTCAAGGGCCTGTCTTCACGATGGAAGCGTGGGCCGAACTGGAGCCGGAAGCGTTTGAAGCCTGGGCGGCGGAGAACCCGCTATCGGCGTTCTGGGCGGCGAGAGTCAACACGCAAGATCCCGCTGTAGCTGCCGCGGAGATGACGTACTCGCTCGAAGCGGGCGCGTCCAGCCGGAGGAACAAGCAGCAGATGCAGGACAACATCCAGATGCTTGCCCCGATGATA